CAGAGCCGCTCAACCATGGTATGCCAGAAACTTGATAAGAACCAACATTGTGAACGCCTACGTTATATCTTCCAAATATTTGATTTCCGTTTGCATCAGTTGCCATTTTTAATTCCTCTTTTCATTAAATAGTATCTCATTACATTAAAGCTTTCCATTTGTGGGAACCAATACCAAGAATTCCGGAAATATCTACTCCTGGATCTCCTAGTGCCTTGTCTCCAAGCGGACTTGAGGCCTGCATTTCCAGAGATTGCTGGGCTGGGGCTGGTGCGGTACCCTCAAATAAATCTACGCCGCCATAAGAATCGGCGCCGATAGCATCAAGAAGCTGCTTTCTGCTCTCTTTTGCTTGCTGTAGTCTTTGATCCTGAGCCTCTTGAAGTGCCCTAGGTTTCTCACGAACAGGTGTTGGCACAGCAACAGGGGCAGATTCCATTATAGTGGGAGCCATGCCTTTCATTACTTCTGAAACCACGCTTGATAGTATGCCTTCCTCAATGAGTGATTCTGTGATGCACTCTTTGACGATGGGCTTAATTAATCTTTTTAATTCTTCTCTTTTCATTATTCTCTCTTATTCTGCTGCTTTTTTTACATCAGATGCACTAGGTACTTCGAAATTAACCTTTCCAGTTCCAAGCAACTTGTTAACTGTATCCTGAGATGTTCCTGATTTTCCTGCTTGCGGCATCGATGCCTCTCTGGAGAATCTACCTTTATTCTTTTTAATAAGGCCTAGGTTGCCGGCAAAATACCTAGCAGCCAGTTGTTTATCGGGCTTTGCGATCTTTTCTGCCTGAACCAAGAGTTGCAAAACTTCATCTGTGATGTTCTTAAGAGCATATCCATAAACCTGTTCAGGGGTTGCCTCCATCAAATTCGCTCCATTAAATGGCTTAGTCACAACATTTCCGGCGGCGCCGGCTATTGCTAACTGCATTGCCTTAAGAGCCTCTTCCTCGTTGTCGATTGCTGGGCCAGTTACATTGTCCACGGCAACTATCCCGTCGGGATTCGTCATCATAACCTGTGACCATCTGTGGTGGCCGTCGAGAACATATGCGCCATTATAAATAAGAATTGGCGGCGGCGGGTTATCAGGACTTGGCATAATAATCGGATCGCTTACTAGGCCAAGAGCAGCTTTTGTGGCATTGTATTTATTTGTTACCTGATCGGCGAGACTATTATCAAACCCAATCTCTGCCTGTGTGGCTGTTAAGTTTTTAGCAGCCTTGGATTCTCTTTTAACGCTGACTTGCTCATCTTCTGGTCCTCCGGTATCAGTGTGGCCGGCCGTTGCCAGTGCTCTGAATTCAGGATCGGCAGCATATTTTTTAAGAATGGCAACATATTGTGATAATGGTGTACCAGTGTCTGCTAATTTGTCTGCAACTTTCTGCATAGGAGAAGCTTCTTCGGCTGGAGCTTTGGCAGTCGGGGCAGCCTGCTCCTCTTCTTCCTCTTCTGGCTCCTCTCCGATGCCAGTGAGGGCGCCGAGTTCGGCTTCATTCACAAACTTCCGCCAATTCTCAAAGATTAATTTGCTCTTTTTAAAACTTGAAAAACTCATTACTTTAGTTCCTTAAAATGTCATTAAGCAAACGATTGATCTTGTCTGCCTTTGTAAAAATGTTTGGCTCTTTATGCTCTTTCATCATAAATGCGCCGGTTGTTGACGGCTCTGAAACAAAATCAAAGCAAATCAATTGGAAGTCGTCCTCTACGATGGTGTTACCCATCTCTTCTTTTACGGAGCCAAGTCCGCGAGAAGAGATACCGAGAGTAACGCCAGCTTTGGCAAGCTCTTGTAAAACTTTGCCCGCGGGAGTATCAAGAACCAAAACCTTACCCATTACATCATCACCGTCCCACCAAACATCAACAACAAGGTGAGATGCGTTTCTAAGGTTTATGACTGAATCGTCTGGGTGATCTAATTCTCCAAGTGCTCGTCTTTCTTTGACAAGCTTGTGGTAGTTTTCTATTTCTCTTTGAAGGACATTCTTGCGATAAATACGGCCATTACCATTCTTGGCATCTGCTCTCTGCATGACGCCAGTCATGTAGAACTTGTTGCCAGCAGCCATGTCTCGCTTCTCTTGCTCGGTTAGGAGATCTTGACAGACTCCTCCATCGCAGAGGGCGTAGTATTCGGTTAGGACCATTTTATTCGACATTATTAAATTACCTTTGCTAGGAGTTAGAAGCCGCGTTCGCGGCGCCTTTTCTGGTATTCAGACTCACCTTTTTCTGTAAACTTGTCAGTATGCCAGTCAACCTCGCCTCGTTCTATCGCTCTGTCTCTGGCGTCCTCTTGGCCGGCTAATTCTCCCTGTGAACGATCCCGTTTATCGTAAGCGGTGTTCCAATTATCTTTGTATTCCTTATGCCTCCTGGCCATGGCATCAACAATAGTTGGCGCTATGTTATCGGCGCTGTCGAACTTAAAGTCTCTGGTGGCAGCTGGGGATATGCCCTCCGCGGGTTTGCGTTCACAGTGAGGGCATGTCACCCAGACATTTTCTTTTGACGCGTATTTCTCCTCACGGCCTGACTTTGGTTCTATCCTTTTTGTGCGCGATGCCAACTGCAATAGGTTTTTAAAAAGCGCTTGCTTGGCAGGATCTTCACTAAGTCGGGCTCTGGCCATGACAATTGCTGTTGGCTGGGTCGAGGCGCTACCTCCAGAACCGGCCGCGTAGGCTTGAATTGTGATTCCAAAGACCTCTTCTGCGTCTAGAATGCCATCTAAATGCAGAGCGTGAATAAGTTCTGCCGCGGTGTTGTCTTCTTCGGTCAATTGATTCATCAACTCCGCATCGGGAATTTCTTCTTTAGCGCGCTCGTCTTTATTACCACCGAAGAAGTTTCCAAAAAGTCCCTCGTTGATTAAAACGGAAGAAAGTTCTTCTTTAATGATTTGCTTAAGTTGATTCTTTGTAATCTTCATTTGTTTGTTTCCTTAAAAAGTAAAATGCGGGCGCAACCCGCACGAGTTAGCTGCCCTTACAACAACGACGAACATCTGGTATGTTAATTCTTCGCATTTTCTTCTCCTGAAAGTTGAATGTTGAGCCCACGATCTCCAAAAATCATATTAAAAACATAAGATGTTCCCGAACTTAAACAGCCCAGAATAAAATAGTTTGCGAAAGTGTGTTCGAAAGTAAATAGTTCTGTCCAGCCGTTTATGCCACACAAAAAAACTCCCACCCAGAAGCCCATACACATTGGGCAACGAAAGAAGTGATGCTTTGGACGAATCTTTCTGAAAATGGTTGCAAAGCATAGTAGCTGTGTCATTCCATATGCAGCAAGGACGAATGTTAAAAGTTCCAATTTAGCCTCTATTAGTAAGTATAGTTTTGCCAGTAAGGGCCGTAGTTGTAGCCTGGACGGAGAGTGCCCCCGACATCCTTGTGTGGTACCTCGCCAAGCTCTGTGGACTCTTCTGGCTCTGGATCAGTGAATCTATCTGTTGACAAATCCTCAAATTTCTCTAAAAACTCAAAATATGGCCTTTCTTCGTCAATCCATTTAGATAAGTTAATCAGCGCCATGCGAAAAGAATCTCTATCAACACCAGATAATATGGCGCCTTCCATGGAGCCATATACATTTCCAGCCTGTACAGATGCTCTGTCAACTATTCCCTTCTTAGATAAAAAACTAAAAAGTCGATCCTGCGCGCCGTAGACTAGGTCACTCATAGCCTCTTTCGAAAAGGCCAACACTTTGCTTGTTGTGGGAGACAACACGATATCAATGTCTGCATGATCAAAAACCATGATGTCTCCGTTCATTGCGCGCCGCATCTTCATTTTCACATTGGCAACAACGGGGGAGTCCTTCTTTTCTGGCGCCAGTGGTTGTTCCGCTGCCCCTCCGACAGTCACATTTATTGTCACGATAACACCTCAGAAGCCAAGCTCTGTATTTTAAGTACTCCCTTTACCATGTTCTCGTCAATTTTAGTCTTTTTGAACTCTTCTAGCCTCTCTAGTACTAGCTTTGTCTTATCTCTCATATCATTATCTATATCAGAATTCTCTTTTTTCAAGGCACTTGCTATATTATTCTTTAGTCTACCAACTTCTTCACTCAAAAACATTTTGAATTCAACACCATTATCTGTGAAAGATGTTAAAAAATGATTCAAAAGCTGTTTCTGCTCTGGTAACAATTCTTTGTCATACTTCTCATTAAACTTTTTAACGAATGTCTTATAAACCAAACCATCTATATGCGGCATGTTCTTTGACTTTGCAGTAACACCTTCTCTCATTACCATGGATCCAAGAAGCTTTCTTTCAAGTAGAACTCGTTCTTTGGTATTGGCATCATCACCAAACACCTGAGCTATTGTTGCCAAATTCTTATAGTTGGGGACAAAATTAGAAAATACTTCAGATGTCAAATTTTTGTTGATCGTATTTATCATCTTTGTTTGGTTTTTGAATATCTCATTTTTATCAAGTTTATGATAGTCTATTCGTGCTTCTTTTATCAACCTCTCGGCAGTATAAATATCTAAACCTTTTGTTTCTTCTAGTGCTTTGTAAAGTTGTAGCTCTTTTCCCAATATACTATTAGGGGTAAAGTGCTCCTTCATGATTTTAACAATCAAATTCTTTCTACTCACATCTTTCCGGACGACTGCTTTGGCGACTTCTCTAACCAGCGCCTCATAGACAAAAGCTGTGTTTCTCTTTTTATTATGTTTAAGCTTCATTTTTCTTTCGCTCCAAATTCTTTAGGCCTTCAACCAGTCTTCTGACTTCGTGATTTGTTTCAAAAAGCTTTCTCTCTTCGAGCAATTCCTTTCCTTCATAAATAGATTCTCGTTCTTCAAATAGCCCTTTAGAAAGAGAATCCAGTCCGCCATATCCAGTTTTGCCTGGAAATGTTGTTCGATTGGTGCCAATTTCTGGTCTGGATAAGCTTTTATAATTTTTTGCCCTGCCAGCTGATTTCCTTTTATCGTAAGCAACTGGGAAGTATGGCTTGCCTTTTGAGTTTGGAGTATAATATCCATCTTCTCTACGGCCAGGAGGAGCTTCCTCTTCTGGTGCTGAAAGCAGCATATCTTCTTCTCCGCCTTCTTCTGGTGGTGCTTCGCCTCCCTCTTCTGGTGGTGCTTCGCCTCCCTCTTCTGGTGGTGCTTCTCCCCCCATCATGCCGGCAAGGGCTTCCATTCCTCCATCACCGCCTTCGGCTCCCATGCCACCACCACCTACTGCTCCCGCTGCTGCTTCTGCGGTTGCTGCTGCGGTTGCCTCAAGGGTTGCGTCGAACTTACGATCATAGAACAGTTCGCGTTGGTTGCGAAGGAATTCTTCTTCAGAAACACTGAATAGGTGTTGCGCAACCCAGCGGCGAGAGAAGTATCCTTCAATGGCTGCCGAGCCGGCGACATCAAATTTAGCTTTCCAGTGCTCTAGTTCTTGTAGTTCAGCAAGCTTTGATGGATTAGCGAGTGAAAGACTAAAAGAAACCAAATCGTCGCTTCGGAAGCCCAACGTATAAAGATGGATGATGCCAATCTTTTCAAGCTCTGCAACGATTGAACGCTGTAAGCGTTGGACAGTTCTGGCGAAGCGGATGTCTTTCTGGGCTAGAGTTGTTTTATCTTCATCTGCCCCTTCCCCTCTAGAAAGATAAGACGCAGGAACTTTAAGTGCAGAAAAAAGTTTATCTCTTAAGTACACAACATCATCAATGTCGCCTGAGTGGGCTCCGCCGGCTAGCGGTATAATTTCGGTTTGAGAGGCGCCTCGGACTGGGATGAAAAAATCTTCCTCGATTGAAAGAGGATTGTAGCGAAGATCGACTCTGCCAGTGTTCTCATCAACAACCTGGTTCCGTTTCATTTGAGACATGACTTTCTGCATGTATTGTTCAACTTCATTTGCAGGAATGTTTCCGACATCAATCTTGAACACTCTCCGGTCTGGTGCGCGGACAATACGATAAGCCATCATAGCATCTTCAAGTAGAATCAATTGGCGCCAGATTCTTCTGGCTGGCTCTAAAATGGATGTTCCATAGGGCGCATGCTTATCGTTGCCAAGAATACGGAAATGGCCCACTTGCCAATTTTCTAATGTTAGGCCGCCCGAATTCCACTGAAATTGAATATAGTCCGGATTTGTCTTGTCTTCACCCTCTACCCTTTCAACCTCTTGTGAGGGAAGCCCAATGCATGTTCTGATCCCGTGTTCGTCGTCAACATCGAGATAAAGAAAAAAGTCTCCATATTTGCACATCGTTCGGGCCCAACCAAAAAGATTGTGCTCAATATTCAAAACTTCACTGTAAAGAGATCCAAGTACTGCCTTGATCTCTTCGTTGTGGCATTTGATGGTCAACATTGGTTGCAAGGCCGAATGTGCTGTCATCTCGTCGGCATAAATATCTAAAGCAGAAGCAATCTCTGGCGTGTATTCCATCTGGTCGAAATCCACATACCGCTCTGTGCGGTTATGCTGATTCATCATCTGCGGTTGGATATGAGAGAACGGGAGGTTGTTAGCTCTCTTAAACTGCTGTCCACTGGCTGATTTAAAACGAGATGAATATTTATCCAGCTGGTTTCTTCTTAGTCTTCTGCCGGACTGGGTTCTCCTATTAACAATAGGCCCAGAAAATATCTTTGTCAGACTTTTAAATAAATCTGATGCTGGGTTGTTTGGATTTCTTCCGTGTCTTTTTGCCATCTTTTTATCCTTTCAAAAGCCAAACAAATTCGTTTTGTTCTTGTCTTGCTTGATTCTTTAAATTATCCATTTTTGATTTATTGTTGTGTCCGGACATGCCCGGAATCGTAGTGTCCATCTGTTTACTAGAAATTATCATCGAAGACATCATTGCTTTATTATATTCCATATCTTTTTGGTTAACTGTTAATGCTGTGTCCCTCACCCAACACGCTATTGCAAATGCCATCACCAAGTCATCATTATATGACCTCATAGCTTGTGCTTTATTATTGTGCCAAATGAAAGTTTTGAATTCGCCGATTATTCGTGAAGAATATACAGTAATTAGTTGGTTGCGAATGAATTCTTCCATCTTGGCGATTATTAGAGGGCGAGTTTTAGAAGAAGTTGTGAACCCAGGAACGGAGTTATTTGTTCCCTGTGCCTGTGCCTCTGTTATATATTCGTGTGTGCCCTTGACAGAGAAGTAAATATTTGGATATTCCCTCTCTTGTAGCTTCTCTAAGATGGAAATCCCCAAACTATTGTTTTCCACGACAAGCATACAGTCGCCATACTCTTTGCCTGTGCTGTCTAATATAGATGCGAACTGTTCTAAGTTTGGTTTGCCCTGATATTCTCCAATAACTTCCATTGTCTCCAGTTTGATAACATGGAACACAGAATAGTCAGCGGCGTCGCCGCGAGCTACATCTGCTACGAGAAGATAGGCACAGGAAGCATCATATTGTTCCCAGAGCCAAAGGTTTCTGTCAAAGCCAACTCGATACTTAGGCTCCGTTATTCCATTGTAAAGACGGTTAATGTCGGATGCCGATATAACTGTTTCGCCAGATGCGTTAAAGTTGCACTCAAGCTCCTGTGCTATTTGGCGAGCAGACATGTTGCGGGTTTCTTTTGCAAACCACTCTTCGTCTCGCTCTGGGTGTACATCCCATGGAAGGATTATCGGGTGGAAGTCATTGATGCCGGCGTCCGCCTCAACATAGGTTTTATGAAACCAGTTGCCAACACCGTTTGGGGTGGATAGTGCAATGCAGCGGCCGCCAGTTGATAGAGTAGGATACAAGCCTGTCCATAGATCGTCCAATCCCTCAACGTGGGCGGCCTCATCAATTACGAGGAGAGACAGGGCTTCGGAACGACCTGCGTCGGCTGATGTCGAGGAAGCCTTGACTTCTGAGCCGTTTGTAAGAACGAAGGACGTCCGGTTGTCGATCTTGATGCTGGCTATCTGTAGCCAAGGTGGAAGGTACAGCATCATACTCTTCACTTTTTTAACTAGGTTTGCTGCTGTTTGGAACTTGGTTGCGATGACGAGAACATTTTTGTCTCGGTAAAACAGAAGCATCCAACAGATGTAAGCTGCGGTGATAGTTGAGATTCCAAGCTGTCGGCCTTTTAGGATGACATTGAAACGATAGTCATCATAGTCTCCCAGCAAGTCGTCTTGGAACGGGTAAGTCTTGAACGGAATGAGTCCGTGCATTGGGTGAGCTATTTTAGCGTAGTTGTTAATAAAGTATTGCGAATCTTTGCCGCACTTTATTATCTCTTTGACAATTTCTTTTCTGGAAAGTCCAGAGGACATTACTCCGCCTTAAGCGGGCTGTGTATATCCTTTCGGGCCTTTACTTTTCCTTTGCCGGTATAGACTGGCTGGCCTTGTGTGGGCTCTTTCCTTTTATCATTCTTGGCCTTTTTGCCCCAGCCTCCCTGTTCTAAGAAAGATTTGAACTTTGAATCGACGCTATCTTTGCTCTCGCCAGAAACCGCTTCTGCGTCAATTCCACCAATGTCAAAGTATTGTTTAGCTTGAACCCAAGTACGGACACGAGATGTGTTTTGTACAACCGCGTCCACTTCTCCGACTACCTTCAAAGACAGAGAGGAGCCAGTTATCTTCTTGTATTCTTTTTTGATGAACTTTGCTATATCGCTGATCATCTGCTCAAGATCGCTCTCAAAATTCTTATCATGCGTATCTTTAAGATTAATTTCAGAATGATAATGGATGCACAACTGATTTCCATAAAGAGAAACTTTAAAGCCATCCATGATGCGAGAATCTGTAATTGAATCACCCTCTTCTCTTTTTAGGCCAACCTTGATAGGTTCACCATTATCATCTAGGGCACCGTCGTGGCTGTTTGCCATAACTTGAGAAATACCTCTAACTATTTCTATTGTAGTTGCCATTTATTTATCTCCTAAAGATTTTTTAATCTCTTTTCTAATCATACTTTCAAGTACATTATCTTTGTTTTCGTTCATATCGCCAGTAAATGGTTGAGCAATGGCCCTCTCAATATTGGCAGCGAAACCTCGTGACGGGGTTGTCTCATAGACCATAGAGGCCAAATGAGAGTCTATACTTTTAAGAACGCGCATGATATCATGCGCGTGCTTATCCATTTGATCTTTTGTTCCACTATGTTTATTTTTTTCACTCATTTATTCTGGTCTCCATCCTGTTTTCCAGCGATCTTCTCGCCCGTCTATCCATTGAATATAACACTTATAGCAACAATCAAATTTGTTCATGAATACATCGTCGCGTATTTTGAAAGAATAAGCTCCGCAGACAGGACAAGATCTTTTTGTAGTTTCTCTATTAAGTAGTTTTCTGGACATTAAAATACCATCTACTTCTATTTTCTCGTCTCGATCTTCCGTATCTCTTTCTTTCTCGGCCAGTTTCTTTAATTGCTCTTCGTATTCTTTCTCTTTTTCTTCGTCCCAGTTTCCCCTAGGGTTCTGAATAGTTTCGTTGCCATACTTTTTAGCGATGGCTTGCTCTATCTTCACAACATAGTTCGGATCTTTCTTCTTCATTTTG